CCAGTCATCGTCTGACAACGGGTTTGCATAAGCATCACCCTTGCCGTTGTAAACCCACAGAGTGGTACCGGCACCTTTTACCGGCTCAAGGGGATTTGGTGTTGCCATATCGTCCTCACATCTCGTATGTAATGGAATAAGTCAGATCTGCAGAACTCCATAACGCCATATCGTCATCACGACGATACTCATAGCCCTGCGTAACCATCGTGGTAATCAGTCCTGCCAGTGCCGGGATATCGCTCATCACCGGATAAATCCGGGACTCCATCCACGCATCCAGCTCTGAATCCGGCACCTGAGCAGGCAGGAAAACTTCAATATGCAGCTCCGCCTGCCAGGTATCGCTGTCCAGCTCTTCGCCCGTGTATTCAGCGCCGGTGAGATAAACGGCAACTGCCGGAAAATCCGCCTCATCAAAAACAGCGGGGCGACCATCAAAAAGCGTCGCCCCGGTGTCATGCTTCTCCAGTGCATCCAGTACGGCTGCACGGAGTTCAGTATGTTTCATCGCTTTATTACCATTCTCAGTTGATGCTGCAGCGCATAGCCCAGCTCTTTCGGAAGACGTTCACGCCGTATCCGTTCAATATTCTGTTTAAACGCCGTGGTAAGCGGCACCGCCATCGGGATTTTCACCACATCAATGGGGTAACGGTTTTTCCCGGCCACACGCTGCATGACATGCCACCGCCCATTTTTCAGTTGCTGAATAAACGCGCCGGGAATACGACGGTTACCCACCACAAGCACGCTGCCGCCACCTTTCAGGGATGAACGCTGCCCCTTTTTACGACGCCTGCGTCGGGACAGGACAACCCGCGCATTCCCCAGCCTGATTACGGGCAAATCCCCCCGGTTAACCCTGATTCTGGCCTGCGGATTTTTAACCGTGGCCCTTTTCAGCCTGGCCCTTTCCTTTACCAGTTTCCGGCGTACCTTTGTCTCACGGGCAACCTGTGACGCCGACTGCGATATCGCGGATGAAGCAACGCGGTTAATGGCCATTGCTGACGCACCGGGCACCGCCGTTTTGCTGATACGGCTGAGGTTTTCAACGGCCTGCTCAAGACCTTTTATGGCCATACATCCCCCTTTCAGCGGCGACGGTTAACGGCAGGCGGCACGCCACGCCCAAGCCAGAGATGACAGCTTCCGCCATCATCCGGCGAAATCCGGTCTATCCAGAAGTTTTCCTCACCGATGGTCAGCGTGTCTCCACGCCGCAGTTGCCGCACATCATCAGTCCGGACAAACAGGGACGGGCTGGAGCCTTCAACGCGCACGCCCTGTCCGGCATAGCTGATATTTTCAGGGTCATCAAAAACACCACGTATTACTGCGCCGGACTGCTCACCGGATGTCATGGTGGCTGACGTTCCCATGTACCCGCGTATCGTTTCATCGGCGCGGGCAATGGCAGCATCGAACAGGTTATCGAAATCAGCCACAGCGCCTCCCGTTATTGCATTCTGGCCAGGCCACGTTCTGTCATTTCGGCTGCCACACCGGCAGAGACACGGAACGCCGTTCCCGGCAGCACAAATGCCACAGGTTCATCCCGCGTGGCGTGAAGTGCATCGGTATGCAGCGTCACCAGTGCCACAACCGTGACCAGAGCAGCCGTATCAGTCACGGTATCCGTCTGTGCTGATACCACCTCATTTTCATGTCCGGTCAGCGCATTTTCCGGGCTGACAGACGTGTCCTGACCGGCTGCGTCATCCGTGTCATCAAGCTCCTCTTCCAGCTCTGCCACACGGAGCGCCAGTTCTTCTTTCGTCCCCGTCAGGCTGACATCACGGTTCAGTTGTTCACCCAGCGAGCGGAGACGGGCAATCAGTTCATCTTTCGTCATGGACTCATCCACAGAGAAACAATGGCCCCGAAGGGCCATGATTACGCCAGTTGTACGGACACGAACTCATCAGGGTCAGCCAGCAGCATCAGCGGTGCTGACTGAATCATGGTGAACTCTCGCGCCGGATCGCCGGTAGTCACCCAGTTTTTCGGGTAACGGGCAGAGGCGTTAATGCCTTCGCGCTGTGCGTCCGCATCCTGAATACAGCCATAGGTACGCAGACCGCGTGCCTGAGTGTTCCCCAGCACCATCGTGTTGTCCGGCAGGAAGTTCTTTTTGACGCCGTTTTCCACGTACTGTCCGGAATACACGACGATGGCCACATCGCCATACATTCCCTTATAAGACACCGCTTTGCCCAGGTCTTTTACCGCTGTCTCCAGCTCGGAATGAGAGCCGCGACGGGTATCCAGCTTATCCCTGACGGCTTTGAAGGAACGGAACAGCGCCCATCCTTTCGGATCAAACACGATGATATTCACCACGCCGCTGGCGTTCAGCGCGTAGGCTTCGATATCGTCGGTCGGGTCATACGTGGACTTGTCACGCTTGCTCCACTCCTTGCCACCGGACTGTGTGATGTTGTTTGCCGCACTGCGGCCCATATCCACCTCAACCGGATCAAAGGCTTCACCGGTCATGGTGTATTTGCCCTTAAGCACGGCAGAAACTGCCTGCATCTCTTCGACCTGGGCAATGGCCAGCTCTTCGTCACGCATGTTCTGCATGATGATGCGACGGCGACGGTAAGCCGGGTCCGCCAGATTCTGCGGATCTTCATCCGGCAGGCGACGCAGGGTCATCTGCGGATTCACCTCATGCTTCGGCTACATGAGTCAATGGTGTAAGTATGTGAATGATATAAGAGGAAAAATAGAGCATAATCTTTACCTGAATGGCTATGCTGCAATACACACTGCAATACACAGAAATCAATGTACAAACCATTCAATTATCAACCCACAAATGAAGTGAATAAAGATTTGTTATGAATATTATAGATACCCTTCAAAATGACCTAGAGCGCGCAGTAGCGCTTCAAAACATACTAATTGCAAGAGCTACAGGAGCCCAGGATGAAGCTAATAATGATTATTTGCTTCTAAGAACATATTTCTTACAAAATCCTCCTTTACATCAGCTATTACCAGAGTTTGTGAGAACTAATCGCTCACTAAAAGAATTTTGGGGATTTATAAAAAAGACTGAAAAGTATGCCCCCCGGAGAGATTTGATTTATAAGGCATTTCAGCCGATGCTGGACTATCTAGAAGGGAAAAATAAAGCTCCAGCGGATGAAGACATATCTGATGTATTAAGAAAGTTTAACGAGGATGGAGTCCACGCCGTTTGGATAAAAGCACTTGAACGGCGCCATACAGATCCGGATGGTGCGATAACCTCCGCAAGAACACTTCTTGAAACAGTTTGCAAACACATTCTTGATGATATGGGCATTCAGTATAATAATAAAAATATTGAAATGTCAGAGCTTTATAAAACTCTTTCAAAAGAACTTAACCTATCTGCCGACCAACATACTGAAAATATCTTCAAACAAATTCTCGGCGGTTGTTCTGCAGTTGTAAATGGGTTAGGTACTCTTCGTAATAAACTCGGTGATGCACATGGAACGAACAGCTCATCAATTAAGCCATCCCCAAGGCATGCCGAACTTGCAGTAAATTTATCAGGCTCAATGGCTCTTTTTTTAATTAACACTTGGTTAAACCTTAAAGATGGGAAATAACGTATAATGAAGTAACACGAGCAATTAGTTAATCATTATACTCAGTCGATTAATTTATTTTGACGACTCGTAAGCAATTTTTCGATGAGGGCGGAACTCCGCCCTCGGTGCTAACCTATGAGAAACGATATCTCTTCCACCGATACCATAATATTAGGTATCGCGAAGAAGCCCCAAAATCAGTGTGTTGCTTTTACTACCCAAACTACCTGTAGTTTCATAGTCGAGTTGCAAATTTGCAATTCGACTACCAGCCACAAGGCGTAAATTTGCGTCGTCAGGAATATCAACGAGTTAGCATATGAATAGGCCAAACGGCCACAAACCTCACTTTTGAGGCTTGCTCATTTATTAGCTGGCTATGGTAAGGCCCATTTTGGGGCCGTCGAGAAAATCAAAGAGTTATCGCCGCAGTCTGTCAGGCTTCTTCCACTGGTACGATGCAACGTTCTGGCGTTGTCCCTGCCTCCGCCTAGCTGCCAGTATAGCCAGCACTTTGGTGCGGATGACTAAGCAATCCTGTCCGTTCAGTTCTATACCGTCACGCCACATAACCTCAGCAACCACACGAGCGTAATTTTCAGCGGTGACACTGCCCGGCTGCGTGGCCTGTTCGTCATGCTGGTGGCTGACTCCACCAGCATAGCAGATTACTTTCAGTAGTTCGGATTCAGTCATAGCGTACTACGTTACTTATCCTTATTCAGCTGCAACTTATCCGGTACGTTTCCTGTACTTTCCATCAGATAATCAGCCAGTATCTGTGGGAGGTTGTCAGCAACGCCGGCACTGGCATTACAGGCTTTAGCCACTTCCTTTTTAAGTCCATCCAGCATAGCCGGAGTCATCTGTGGGAAGCGCCTTTGCATGGTAAGCGGCAGGCTGTCCATGATAGATGAAATCTGACTCGCCAGTTTGGAAAGAACATACATACAAAACTCTGTATCAATAACGTCGCCGCGTTCGCGCTCGTTTTTAAGCTCCTGCGCCTCTGCCTGTGCTGTCAGTAATCTGATCCTGACGCGTAAAAGTTCATCGTCATCAATATCGCCCGTTTCGTTTGTAATCTGGCTGATTGCATTGTTAACCCGATTATCTATTACACTGGCAACATCATAGAACGCCTCACGGCCCTTACGCTCGACGGGAATCACTCCCCACTTATCGAACGCAGTGGCGCTTACACGGCAACTTTTTGCCATGTTTTTTTTGTTCATCAGGTGTAATTTCATTGATACCACAACTTAATTACTGTTTCAGGTTGGTGTATTGATTGTATTTTTCTCTTATTATTCATACAGATATAGCGAACAACAAAACCACCACCAGTCCCCTTAAAATGCTCATAAATAGAGAAAACCCGCGCGCCTGACGCCCCGTAGCCTGTCAGATCGCCGGAAAGGACCCGCCAGCCAGAGCGGGCCCTAATTTCATCAACCAATCAGCTTATAGCGACCATCCCGTGCATTGCGGCGTACACGCTCAATCTTGAGGCATAGCGCCGCATCTGGCTTTTTTGGGACAGGTACGCGGCAATATTCAGAAGCGCGAGGAATATTATTTATCCAGTCGATCACTTCACTTAAATACCAGGCCTTACGCCCTTCCGTAACCTGCACACGCTCCGGGAACTCTCCACTAGCCTCAAGGTTTAGCAGTGTACGCCGACTCAGGGTTGTAATTTCCATCACCTGATTCATATCAACAAGGCGCTCGCTTAAACACATTTTGTCAGCGATAGCTTTTAATTCCTCTACAGCTGGATTCGGGTACATCATTTCGGCAATTGGCTTAAGGTCATTGTAATCATTCTGCATTGTATCCCCCTTTACACACGAGCCAGCGGCTGAACAGAAATACCTGAGCCAACAAACGCGGCAACCTTTGCCGACAGTTCTCTTACAGACTCAGGCCAGTTCAGAGCATCAACATTTAAAACACCTGTCTTATAAACCTGTGCCTGTGTTTTTTTCGCTGTGTCGATTTGTACAGCGGAAACATAAACCGCTTTGCCTGCGCTCGTTCCATCCCATACCACTAGCGCACCAGTTGCATCTTCCTGCATCAGTGGCGTAAACGCAGGTATTACCCCTTTATTGGCTGAAAATATCCCCAGCGTAGTAACCAGTGCTTCAGTGCCAGACATGAGTTCAGTGTAATGAGTAGCCATTGCTCCCCCTTAGCCAATGCGAACGGTAACAAAACGATTGATGCGGGCCGGTATTGGCTGTGGTGCTGAATGTGTCTGCACATATTCAATAGCCGGATCACCAGGCACAATATAGTTTTTCGGTGCAAGTTCGGCTTTAGTCAGCCCCATTCGGATTAGCTCCGGATCCTGAATACCGCCATAGGCGACAATCCCCTGAAGAGCCGTATTGCCAAGCACCATCAAATCAGGATCAAGGAAATGTTTTTCAGTTCCGTCCTCGTCGGTATAACGCCCGCTGTATACAACAATCGCAACATCGCCCATATACCCTTTAAAACTCACCGAATCACCAAGGTCTTTAAGGGCCGTTTCCAGTTCGGAATTAGAACCACGACGGGTATCCAGAGCCTCTTTTATCGCTCTGAATGAACGGTATTTCTTCCATACATTACCGCCCATAATGATGATATTAGTGACGCCCTCACTAAATTCTGCGTAGCTCTCAATATCATCATTTGGATCAAAAGTTTCTTTATCCTTACCTGACCACTCAGCACCGCCAGACTGAGTGATGATATTTTGTGGTTTAATATTCCAGTCCAGCTCATAACGTTCAATACCATCGCCCTCAATGATATTTTTCCCCGTTGTGATTGCCTGAACGGCAAGCCATTCAATACGTGCACGAATAGCTTTAGCCTGATTTACAATCGCCTGTTTAACTTTAATATTACGCGCTCCAAAAGCATTGTATTGCTCAGGTGATACACCAGCAGGGCGCACAGCTAACTTATTTGGATCAATGCTGCTTTTCGGCTTCATATAGCCTGGACGAATTGTTTTTGATTCGTACCCTTCGTCACGTGAAACTTTACTACCCACCATAGGAGAACAAAACGCTGCAATTGGGATATTTGGATCGTCGATTGTATCAAGAATAATATCGCGCGATTCAAACATTACCGAGCGAGTAAAAAACAAACTGGTAAACAACGCATTTAGTTGTTTTTGTACATCTACAGCATTAACCACCTGTACAAGCTGGGTAGGCGAATATAAATCAACCATACGCATCCTCTTTGCATTCATTAAAAATAATTGTGGATATATGCTATCACCGATATTTGTCATGCGAATACATGCAACCGAGTGCAATGTTGTATAAAGTTTTGGGATGACAACTTCAGCACGGATAATTAGTGTTAATATCTTCACTCCCTTTGGTCTGGATTTATGTAGCATGCCGGAAAATTTATTTTTTTTCCGGCCTTTTTTATTGGCAATATTTAAAACGGAATATCATCTCCCCATTGCTCATTATCTCCCACTGGTGGATGGCTTCCTTGCTGATCTGCCTGTTGTTTTGCTCTGTTCAGTGCGTCAGTAGCCTGACCCTGTTGATCTTTTTTGCCGCCCGGTCGCACCGTTCGCGCACTGATTACGCTGTCTGCGATAACCTGCCAGCCCTGCCGCGTTTCACCGTTCTGTCCAGTCCACTGGCTCACCTGCATATTACCCGCCACGCTCAGGAGTTCGCCTTTGTGATGCTTTGCCAGCGTGTCGGCTTGTCTGCCAAACGCCAGCACAGATAACCACATCGTCGCCGTTCCGTCATCTGCCTGGCTGCATGGCAAAGATACCGCCATCCGTGCCAGTGTCATGGGTGTTCCCTTGCTGGTATGTTTTACCTGTGGGTCGTCCACCAGCCGCCCGTAAGCTGCTATTTGCGCCGTCATGCTGCCTGCTCTCAGGACTTAATATTGATGGTTGTCACTTCCTCCGCTTCGGCAATCTCCCGTTCGGTCAGCGTGGCAAAGTTTGCAGCCGCCGTTGTCATGAATGCGCTTATCAGTTCGGGATGTGCTTTCGCGTATCCTTCCCCGGCGTTGCGGTCTATTGCCTTAATCGCCACCCTTAGCCAGTGTTCAGCCATATCAAGGGCGCGGTAATGTGGCTTTATATGTTTGTTCAGTTTTCCTGATGTGTGCATTTTTATTTTTACCCCCTCGTTTAAAAAGTTTTTTGTGCACCACCACCTTGTCTACCTTGTCTACCTGATTAGTTATCAGGCCAGTAATGGCGCGGGTTTCAGGGAGGTAGACAGCCCCAAATAGCTGTCTACCTCATCTCTACCCGTCTCCTTACCTGTCTACAAAAATGGGTAGATAAGGTAGATAACAGGTAGACAGTGAAAAATAGTTATCTACCTGCATTAATACATTGAAATAAAAGTATTTTATTTCAGTCAGGTAGACAAGGTAGATAACCATTGCCATTTTTTATAAAAACGCATCGCAATCATCAGTAGTCGTTGCGTTGGTCTGCGTGACTCCCTTAACTTTTCGCGTAATATATTCATATCCGTAAACTTTCGCCGCTGACCTCATAGCCTTTCCGAACTCATTCACGCTCAAACATTTCCCCTTTCCTGTATATGCCATGAAGGCCATATAGACACGGTAAAGGCTGTTTCTGGTCGTGTACTTCACGGTGTCACCACCACCGCCCATCATTAGCCCACGAGCTTCCTCCAGAAACTCCAGCGCCGCGCAAAGCTCAACAACCGGATCCGTTTGCTGCTTTATTGCCAGAGCTTCATCACCGTCACGCTGTTCCAGTAATAAAGCCCGTGCCTTTTCAGGGTCAGCAAAATTAGCCAGCAAGCGGCGGATAATTACGGGGATTTCTGCCGCTATCTTTTCCGGTAATTCCTTGTCTTTTTCGTCCTCCCTTACAATGTTGTCGAACCGGAAAATCACCCGACGGCGTGACACACCTCCGGCCCGTTCGGTAAAGATCATCGGGTCGTTATTGGTTGCCAGTACCACCGCCCTTATTATCGTCGTGAATCGCTTCTCATATTTCGGGTTAATTTCAACGGGATCGCCTCCCGTGATTTTCTTGATGCCCGTGCCTTCCCCCGTATATTTCGGCTGATCGGCAAGGACGATAAGACGACTCCCGACAACCTGCGCACGCCCTCCTGCATCATCGAGTGATGTCATCTCTGCGCTTACGGTGTTCTGTTTGCCAGCAAGCAGGGTGGCAATATGGGTAAATGTACTCTTACCGCTTCCCCCGTCTCCGGTGGCCTCAATGAACATCTGCCAGTCGTACCGGTTCGCCATAATCATGTACAGCGCGGCACATATACGCATCATCTTGCGCGGGTCTTTTCCGGCTGCGTGCTCAAGCCATTTATGAAAGTTTGGCGCGTTATCGCGGATGTTCTCCCCTGGTGCTGGTGGCGTGTACTCAATGCCGTTGTGCGTGGTGATCCAGTTCTCCGGCGTGTGCGGGGAAAATTCCCCCGTTTTCAGGTCAAGCGCACCATTGGCGAACGGCAGCAAATCGCCGGACGGCTCGCCCATTGGTTCGGCAATAACTTTTAACGCTTCAACGGCGTTATTGATCACGCGTTTGCTGAAAGTGGCCCTGTGCTCTGAATAGATCGCCACCATTTCGCGGCTCAGCTCCATTGTGCTGATCGGACACCATACCCCGCCGCGCCATACGTGAACGATTTCACTTTCCGGATGCACACAAACGCCATCAAAGCGCTCGGCAAGCAGCTGCGCGCGCTCACTGTCTGCCATCTGTGAAAGTTGCGCCTTTTGCTTCGTCGGAAGATTAAGCACCAGGCTTTCCCCACGCTCGCATTCCTCTTTGAGTCGCGGCAACTGGTCGGATAAATCCACTGGGCTGGTGTCAGTAATCCCCGCGTATTCGTGTACGGTCTTCACTCCAGCCACAGCCAGTAACGTAACAATCTGCGTCATGCTGTGCTCTGTGATATGTCCTGCGCGGTAAACACGCACACACTGACGATCTTCATCAATGATCCGGTAATCGGTGATGTTTTTCAGTTGCTCATCAGCCAACACGACAGGCGGCACATCGTCGGCGGCAATATGTTTACCCGCCCATTCCTGCCACTCTTTCGCATGGCTCCACGCATCACTACCTGCAAAGATGATTATCTCTGTCAGTCTGTCGCGTGGCTGTTTTTTTAAGTTCGGTGCCAGTTTCATTTTTTGCCCCTGAATGCGTTAATCATGCTTTTCATTTTCTGGATGTTTCCCCGCGCTTTTTCCCTGCTGATGGGCTTACTGCGGGGTGCGGCATATACCAGGGAAAAATCACGCCGGAACTGATAAACAGGCATCACGCAGTCATAGCTATACCCCTCACGACGGTAAGTGATGCGCCGTTCTGCCACGCCTTTAATCGTTACCGTGCCGCCGTATTTATCGCGGTAAATATCGCCGTTCATAAATTCAGGCCGAGCGGGGCCGCTGGCAATAAAGCCAGAATTTTTCATTTCCATATTATTTATTCCTCGACTTAACTCGACTTATTTGATAGCAGGGCACTATTTATTGCGTCATTGAGTTTTTCTGCTGCTTCATCAATAAGTGACAACAGGCCATAAGCAATATTTGCATCTTCATTGTCATTTATGCAATCAAGCCACATATTTAATATTGCTTTTGCTGAATTATTTAAAGTTAATGAACTTTCTGCACATGCTAACAATTTAAAAAAGACTTCCCGTTCTGTATTCATTTAATCCCCCACCAGCTTACTTTCTTCCTCAATCAAAAAACTAGCGACACTTCCCGAAAGACGCGCCAGTAGGCTCGCCAGTGCGGATATATCAGCATCTGTAATTTTGTTCGGGTATACCTCAAGAAGGCGGCAATAATTTCTGTCTGGTGCGCACGTTCAGCGGCTTCGTGTAATGTGATTTCCTGCATTAATGCACCTCTTTTAATTCATACACTGCTGAAATAATGACTTGTGATAAGCCATATTCTGATGATTCGCTTCTCACCGCAGCAATAGCCGTCTGAACATTAACAGCCTTCACATTCTGAGCGATACCAATTGTGTGGCCTATTGGGTTAACAGCTCGGGCAAATACACGGAAGGTTTTAAGCATGACTCACTCCCTGGCGGATTTTTGCAGCGAATACAGCAACACAACCGGACGGGCAACGGCTACGCGCTTCGCGTTCCGTCCAGGCGGTTACGTGGATGATTTGAGATTCTCCGGCACTCAGTGCCAGAAAACGCCACACAAAGGCCGTTTGTGTGTGTACAAGGTGTGGTATATGATTTACAGCAACCATAACGGCTCCTAGTTTACGTTGTTGGTTAGACGCCCCGTATGTGTTCCCAGCACTGCGGGGCGTTGCTCTTTGTATTTCAACAATCCTTTCGGTGTGTTTCATGTTATGAGCGCATGAAACACACGTCAAGGCTTTTTGTATTTCTTTTTTTGTGTATACTGAAACACACCGATGATTAGGAGTTTCAGAAATGGCAACGGCTAACAAAAACGCAAAATCACAACTGACAACTGTCAGAGTCCCACTAGATGTTATGCAAGGGATGGAATCCGTTAAGCTGGACGGTGAAAGCAATGCCGGATTTATCGTAACCGCCATGCGCGGTGAAATCGCCCGCCGCCAGGCAGAAGGAAGCGGAGAAAATCCCCTCGTGTCTTCACTGGATGCCTTAGCTAAGGTCGAACAAATCGGCATCAAGGCAGCGGAGGAAATCGGGCAACTCGTAGCCGTCGCTCGTGAAGAACTCCAGCGGCGTAAAGCCAAAGAATCTGAATAATTAGTATCAGCGCCGTGATGTGAGTAACTACGGCGCATTGCTATGTAAATACTGGCAATAAACAGAAAAGGTAGTTCTACTCCGAATAATTTTATCTGACACTACTCCTGAACTAACATGCGCTTATCTTACAGGATATAAATATAAATCCATAAAATCACGATTAAATAAAGTCGCTCCAAACATAAACCACACCCAACGCTTAACAAGATAGCAACAAACAGGTAAATAACTTGCAGAAATATTTATCGCAAGGATTATCATTATTAATGACAAATCACTTTACCAAGTCATTCCCCTCTCTTATCATAAAGAGAAAGTAATAAATAAGTTAAGGGAGTTAGAATGCTATGAATCTAAAAAAAATAGCCACAAACACAAAAAACAAGATAACAGAAACATTTAATAAACTTATATTAGAGGCATCTAAAACCCCCACACAAGATGAAATTAAAATACTTGAGAGAAGGAGTAAGAAGTTTAATTACTCCTTTTTCTCATACGCAGTCACAGGAGCTATAATAGTTTTTTGCTCTCAACCATTAATTAAATACGCAAACCCAATACTTATTTTATTGAGTGGTCTGTTACTGTCTATCATCATTATCATTCTCAGAATGATTTATATTTCACAAGCGAATGCATCATGGACAACCAAAAAACGCTCACATGTACTAGTTCATTTTCTTTCTGCATGTTTCATAGCATCAACATTGACGTTGCTATATCAGGCTTACGATAATAACATCACACACAAATTGTACTGTAAAAATATACAACAACTTATTGAAAAAAGGATAGAAACAGAAAAAAACATCAGCATATTCAGTGGGATGCAATGCACCCCGGTATATGATTACTCTTTATTTGGATTTAATCTCTTATAAAGAATGTTATTACTGATTTGAGTACAAATTCTCAAATCAGTAATTCATAATATTTTATTCTGAGATAATTTAAACTACCCACTCACCTCGAATCCATGCCTGCACTTCTGAAAGACGATATGCAACAGCAGTGGAACCAATCTTGATCCGCTTAGGAAATTTTCCTTCCTTCTCCAGCTTCCAGCGTGTGCTGTTCGCAAGAGTGGTTAGCTCCCGACATTCTTTCTCACGGATCATTCGGTCAATGTTAGGAATGTACTCCAGACCCTTTTTATCAACAATTGCCATTTTTTTCATGTTAACCAACCTTTTGTTTGAGGATTGTCACTTTTGAATCAGCACCTGCGATGCTATTGAGATATGTAGTCCAGAGTTCCAGAGCATCCAGTTTTTTAGCCATAAACTTACTCCGGTTGTAAACACCTGCCACGCCAGGTAGCGCATGGCCTAACAGTTGTTCTACTACATAAAATTCAACACCGAGATCACTTAGATGAGTAGATAGCGTTCTTCTAAGGTCGTGTAGTGACCATTGTTTTTCATGGCCCAAACGTTTACCGATTTTCCCCCCAATCTTGCTTACGCTTTCTCTAATTCGCAGACTTCCCAGCACATAACCAGTATGTTTTGTCTCTTCGTGAACATCCGTTACCCACTGTCGTAGAATTTCAGGTACTGGTCTGACGATTTCAACACCAGTTTTTGAGTGATCTTTTGGTACAGTCCAAACCCAACTTTCGAGATTCCATTCGCTCCATTCTGATAATCGGGCTTCACTCATTCGACATCCAAATACTGTACAAAGCACAAACATTTTTCGCGTGTATTCAGACATTAGTTTTAAATCAGGCTCGACAAAAATTGCCTTCCAGAGCTGGCCGAGTTCGGCTTCATCCAGAACCCGATCCCGCTTACCTGCAATCTGCCCCACATCACTCATGCGCAAATCCTTTAAAGCATCACACGTCGCGTACTGGCGTACCCGACAAAAACGAAGAGCTAATTTAGTGTCAGAAAAAACATACGCCGCCATAACTGGTGCATTACGTTTAATTCGGTCAAAACAGTCCAGCCATTCATATAGGTGAGTGTCATTTACGGGCAAATGACCGATATAGGGAAAGATATGCTTTCGAAATCTGCCAAGCGTTACAGCATGAGTTTTACGACGCACCTTACAGTAATTTTCATACCAGTAATTTAGTGCATCCTCCACTGTAACCGGCTTTAAGCGTTCTTCAGCCTGAATCTTAATCTGGATACGCGGATCACGTTTGTCAGCCAACCAACCACGGCACTCGTCGCGCTTTTCCCTTGCCTGTTTGAGTGACATATCAGGATATTTACCCAACGTTAGCCAGACCGGAGCAGCCCGGCCACCTGCTAACCTGTAGAAGAAAACAAAGCTCACAGCCCCTTTAGTACTCACACGAATAGAAAGCCCCTTTCCATCAGCAATGGTGATCTGCTTTTCTCTGGGTTTCCCCAGATATCCTTTAAGCGCTTTGTCGCTCAGTTTGTTCTCGCCAGCCATTTTTAGCCCCAAAAAGCAATACAAGCTGCAATACAGAGATGATTGCAACACACAGATAACGAGGAAAATTCAGTGAAAGCACCAGATAAACTTATTCTTTATTATCAAAAGATTAAGTGTAAAAACCAGCAACTACACGAAAGCCTCAGAAAGCCATGCTAAGTGCTTCGGCTTGACATATCCCGGCGTAAATTCAGAGGTGGAGCCGCCACGGGAACGGATAACCTCACCGGAAACAATCGGCGAAACGTACAGCGCCATGTTTACCAGTCCCGGAATTTGTGAGAGAT